CAGTAATTGCGTGGCTAGCATTGTCATAACGCACAGTCATTGTAATCTGTACCATTTCACTTGAACTATAGTTTAAGTCACCGTATTGTACACTAGGTAGATAACAACCAACTAGTTCCCATGTATCTAGTATATGAGCACCTGTTTCCGCCGCGGCTGGTCCGCCGTTAGAACCGTCTAGTGTTTCAATCTTCATACTAAATTTATAGTCAGCACCTGCTTTTCTAGTACTTTGAGTACCATGATCTACTTGTTTCTGTAGTTGCTCACCAATTGCTTTAGCAACATCGCCAGTAACGTCGTCACGTAATACGATTTGAACGTCCTGCCATGTGTGTTTACCAAGCATACGAATTTTACTGTTATAAGCGTCTAGTGTCACTTCTTCATGTTCTACAGAAGGACGCTGAGCACTAATAACGTTTTGTGTAACTTTGGGCATACCAGCAGTGGTTGTCCCTAAACCACTAAACGTTACACGGAAACGATATTGTAGTTTTGGCATTAGTGAAGAATCAGCGTTGCCGCCAGTAACTGGGACACCAAAATTTGTAATTACAGCCATTTTGTTTCTCCTTATATGAAAGTAATCTTTTCTATACTTGTATTTATACAAAATGCTCAAAAAATAACGGCGCCATTTCTGACGCCGTTGTTTCTTTAGTTAAGTGTAGTTTTATCTTATAATTCACCAGTATTGACAATACGAATCGGAATGTAGATAAATTCTGCCGATTTAGTAGGTTCAATAGCAACATCAATCCATAGTTCGTTGCGATCAATTCTTGCCGGTGTGTTATTACTTGTGTCACACACAACAGCATAATCGTATACACCACGCTGTGCTAGGATGTTACCCAAGAATCCGTTAAAAGTACCTTTAGCATTCTTACGAGTGTTTTCGTCATTTGGCTCGAACAAGTATGGACGACCAATAACAGCAAAACGCTCTCTCAAGTATGCTGTTAGACGTGCTACGTTAACACGATCTAGAGCACTTGCCGCAGTATGTAGTGATTTCTGACCGAATACTACTATACCTTCTGCAGGGAATCTTGCGATTGGGTTAAGTTTGTTTTCATACATAGCATCTCTATGACCTTGAGTCAATGCTACTGGAACAAACTCGTTTTCGCTATTCAAATAACCAACGTTACTTGCGTTTTGTACTTGACCACGTGTCAAACCTGCTGGAGCAAACCATTGGAATGCCACATTGTCATTGTACGCATAAGTGTACAAAGCAACATGTGATGGAGGAGCAACAACACTGTTACCACTTACTGGATCAGTTGTTAAACAACTTGGGTAGTAAGCAGCAGCATAGGTGTTTTTACCTACTAGACCATCTTCGCCATTTTCAATAGCGCCTGTGCCTTGAATCCAGTTAACTGCTTCTGTTGGGTTTAGACGGAATGGAGCGTCAACAATGATAAACGCTGTTTCGTTTCTATCACTGTTTAGTGTAACCATTTCGTCAAACATTTCTGGATAACCAGGAGCAGCAATTAAGCGGAATTGAATTGTATCTTCACGAAGTTCGCTTGCGCTAGCAGTTGCTTGCATAGCTGCAACAACTACTTTACGCTGAGCCTTGCGTAGGAAACTACCGCTTCCGTCTGCTTGGTTGCTAGCAAAGTTACGCCACTTCCATGTTGTACCTAGTGAACTGTCGTACTTACGAACAGTACCAGCACTACGACACATGTTAACACCTGTAGTAACAGTTGGATAAACTAATGGGTTTGGACCGTCTGTTAGTACATCAGCGGCTGCTACATAAGCACCACCTGCGTTAGCAGAATCAGTAATGTCACCAAATACAACACCATCGCTTGTGCTTTGGTCTGTGTTATCTTTTAGTACCCAATCCGTACCGTTATGTCTGTAAATTACAGGGTAACCATCTTCGTCAGTGTCAACCCAGTAATCACCGTCTGCTAGAGCACCACCTGCTGTATCAGTTAGCGGAGCACTTGAACCGTATTGTACGTCACTTGCTTTCATCCACTTCTGAACACCACCGTCTAGTGCTACTTCATAAATGTCTAGGTCGTCAACATCTGGATCGTACCAAATGGTTCCATCGGCTGGATTACCAGTTGGTTGAGTGGTACTTGCTTCCATTACATAACCGCCTGTAGCGACTGATGCGTTAGTAGCAATATCGTCCCACTGTTGACCAGCAGTTGTGTCGTCCCAACGCTTGATTTGTACTAAACCATTTGTTGAATCGATTGCTAACCAAATATCACCGTCAACTAATGTACGAGCAGAACCTGCTGTACCGTCTTGGTTAACATCACCAGCAATACCAGTTGGATCTGTAGCAATGTCGTTAGCATAAATTGGTGTTTTGGCAGCAAAACTACCACCAGTGGTTGTAAACAATGAAATGTCTACATCTAAACCACCTGCTGGAGTAGTTGTTCTAATCCAAATATCTCCTGCTGTAGGAGATGTTGGTGCGCTGTAGTGTGGAGCAAATGTTACGTCATTTGCTGAATATCCACTATCAAGTGCATCCCAAGATCCACTTACACCTTTGTAGTAAATAATTTGTGTTTCGCTTGCGCCGTTAACAACTTCAACTAGGAAACTATCGTTAACAACAGTGGCAGATGCCGAACCTGCTGTACTAACAATTTCAACTGTTGGAGTAACTGCTGTCCATATACCACTAGTAGAGTATTCATAGATACCATAACTAGTGCCATTTGGATTTACCCAGTAAGTTAAGTTATCTGGATCACCAGTTGGCTCACTTGAACTAGGACGTAGTTGTGTTAAGTTAACGTCAGCACGGACGATATAAGCCGCCGCACTTTGGCCGAGGAAACTATAAGCCGCTAGTAGACCATAATCGTTTGTTTCATCACCCTGTTGTACTGTACCACTTACTGTACGGAAATCAATGTTACCGAAGTATTGTGTAAGTTCACGCTGTGATGTAACTAGAATTGGCTTACCCGCATTGGCTGCTTTGGTATATTTCGCAATACCATCAGTTTCTGTATCTGTTGGGTCTACCTTATCTTGACCAGTTGCTACGAATAGAACTGGAACTGTGCCGGCACCCGCTGGACCATAAACCGACTCATCTGTTACTGTAACCTGTACGCCAGGTGAAACTAGATTTGCCATTTTAGAGCTCTCCTTTATATAATAACGTTATTAGAACTTGTCATTCTGTTCTAATCGTATTTATGCAATAGCCCTGAAATAAGCACTGATATAGAGTTATGTGTGTAGTTAACTAAGATTTTTTAGTACTTCAGATTTTAGATTATCTAAAGTTGAGGTGTTATTTATGCGAAAATCAAAATTCCAGCCAGCCCAACTCCACTCACTTGGGTGTACATCGCCCTCATTCATAATATGATTTGCTTCTAGACTACCTTGATTTGCTTTTACGGCCCAGTTCCACCATGTTGGTTTTTCATTTCTCCACACTACTGCTGTTTTTCCGCCCAATCTTTTGATAACATTGAGCTCATTATAAAAACGACAGTCACTAATTACAACATTTTTGTCTGTCATTTCAATCTGGCGTTCACATGCCGCTACCCAGATATCAGGATGGAAATTTCTTCTAAAAACGTCTGTGCCAATATGCTGTAGGGCATAACGTGGTGTAAAATCGGGTATGTCTAAACGATTTGCCCACCATGTATCTACTTGCTCTCTAAAGGCACGACTTTCAGTTGTATTACCTTCTAGTAGAATTCTGTCCCAACCAAACAGTGCCGCACAAGTATCTTTTAGCACACCAGCAAAACTGATGCGCTGATATCCTTGTTCAATTAAAAAACCTGCCGCTGTGTCTTTGCCATGTCCGATTAGACCACAAATTCCTACTACTTTTTTCATATTATTCCTTTATTGTATTACAAAATTACCAGATTCTAATTTAGAAACAACGCTATCAAATGCTTCACCCAGTATTTTAATTCTTAGATAGACACGCTCTCGTTTAACTGTTGGTACACCATGTACTGCCATTCCATTAAACAGTGTCGGATGTTTGTTACTATAATAATGAGTGTACTCTATATCATCATCAGTCCAACCATGTATTTTTTCGTAATTTACATTACGTTCTGGCTCATGTCCAGGCCTACTGTAGAACACAATAGGCTCGCCAGCATCTTCTGGTAAGATAGGAAACATTATTCCACACCACATGAAATGATCTGTATGTGGATGAAACCTAAATCCTGGATCGTAATGTAATAAATCAATTTCTCTAGGACCAGGATATTCTTTCCAGTTAAACATATCTACATATTTTTGTATTACTGGATAATCCAACAAATCTTTGCCTTCTGTTTTTTGAACAGCAACAGCATTCATACCTGGACGTCCTTTAAACTCTCGTTTAATAGGCGTAAGGTATTGCATATAATCAGCAAAGCCCATAGTGTTATGTTTATGTTGATTGTAAAATTCAAGTAATTCTTGACGATCGTATGTTATCTCATCAATCGTACAATGGTGTTTTCCTAGTATCATTTTAGCCTATAACAAAGCCAAGGCCAACACTGCCTTCGCTGTATAATGTTAGTTCTGTTTCTAGTTTGTCGATTTCGCCCATAGCATCTGTACGAAGTTGATCTGCGTTCATTGTTGTACCGCCTTGTGGGCCAGCAATCTGTGTAAACTTACCACGTGCTTCTGCTAACATTAGACGTACATGAGCAAACGCATAGTCTTTTAGCCAAGGACCTGCGTAGGTATCTGAGAGTAGATTCTCATCTGGTCGATTATTATAACAATGTAGTATTACTGTATCTTCTGCTTTAACTTTACGATGTAATACCAATTTGTGATCTTGAGGTCTCCAGGTGAACAATATTTCTGCGCCAAATAATCTACCCATTGTTTCTCTGTACTGGTGTACAAAGTCAAACTGAGTAAGTCCGCCTGCTCTGCCAGCCTGTAGTAGGTAAGTATTTAGATATGCAGCTTGAAACGGCTCAATATCATTACCAGTACCGCTACTAACGCCTGTTGTACGTCTGTAAATATCCTTTACTTCTATAACTTCAGGCGGTAGTGTGTACTCGTTTTGATCTTCTTGAAGTGTAACAAAGACGAAACTTTCCTCAACCGAATTTTCTGCTCGTTGACGATACTTTTGTACAGCCTTGTTTATTGCTAACTCATAATGTTCCGGATCGAGTTCAACATCAACCATACCGCCGCCTAAGCGGAGTTCCATTTCTTTGATTAAATCACTTCTAGCACTCATTATTGTTCTCCTGTGCTAGTATTTATTTAAAAACTGCCAGAAGAACTGTTTCCTCATTGAAGCGACCGTTAAGTTTTGTTTCAGTTGTTTTCAGGAACCCAAATTCTTTGATTGCTTTTGCTTTGGTTGTCTTTTTAACCTTAGGCAATACTTCATTTGGCTTACGCAACGTCTTTTGTACACTTTGCGCTTCGTCATAACGTTGTAGTGTAGTACCTTTTACAGTAAATCCATCAGCATCAGTTGCTACATACATGCCAAGTTTACGGTTTTTAGTATTAAACACCAACGCACACACAGCACCAATCAATGTCGCTGGTGCCACACTAGCAATACCATAATCAGTATCTGCTTGCTTTAGTTTAAGTTTAGCAACAATTTGATCTGCGCTCTTTTCTTTAACCTTGCGTGGCTTACGAGTTGCTTTCTGACTTGTAATAATTATATCACAAGCATCAATAATCTTTTTGTACAGTTCCAATGCCGCTTTCTTTTGAGCAGTGCTATAGTGACTGTATCCTTCTTCAAGTTGTGAAATAAGATCTTGCTCTGTTTCACTGAGTTTTTTGCGTTGTGCTGGCGTAGGTAAATTGTTTACTTCATACAACTCGTCATAACACCCTTCGTAAAAACCTTTGATAATACGAGCATGATTGGCCTTGGCTTCAGCCGCTGCTAGTACACGATAAGCATCAAACTTTTTAACAACAGCAGGATCTTGAGTTGTAATAAACTCTTCAACAACCTCTTCTAAACCTTCACTCATGTTGATAGAAGTTTCGTGCATAATTTGTTGGATAGTAGGTTTGTATGCTTTTCCTTCTGCCAGTGCTTTGAGTTT